CATTTCCTTTCCATTTACCTTCTGTTAAATACAGCACATGGCTTTGTTTATGTTGATCAGGACTATCAGCTATCTCATGTTCCGTGTAATCAACAGTAAAAATATATTTAGCTAAATAAAATTCACCATCTATTTTAGCATACCAAGGTGATGACGAAGTTCTATCTATACTGATAACAGTATGATGATGAGACATACAATCCCAAGGTTGACATAAATGATTTTCCATTCTGTCAGGCCATTCTTCTACAGGTATATCAGCTACTAAAGCTTGTATAGGCATACGAGCCCACATAGCTCCGCCGTGAACATTAGGTTCATCGTCTTCTATTTCACAACCTGTAAATATAACTTGAAATGATAGTGATCTATCAGGAATACAATTAACTGCTACAGCTAATCCGTGTAAAAATTCACCGTGGTAATTTTGATGACCAGCTGTAAATTCTTTTCTTACCCATACTTTAAAGTAAGGGACATTAGATATTAAATAAGACATCTCTCCTCCTTATCTTATTTTATTATACTTTACCGCCTTTTTTATAACCTTTGACTTTACCGCCTGCTTTGTAACCTTTTACTTTGCCACCCATTTTATAACCTTTAGCTCTTTTATTGACAGCACCGCCCATAAAATAACCTTTTGTTTTTTTAAACATTACTTTCTCCTTTTTTTAGTTGTTCGTTTTTTAGCTGTTTTTGCAGCTCTTTTAAAGTTTTTATCAGTAGGAGCTCCTTTAGCTCCTTTTTTCCTCATTTTCTCGCCAGAGCCAGCTGCTATTCTTTTTCTTTTAGCATGAATGTTTGCATATAAACCTTTTTTAGCCATATTTTTTCTCCATTAACATTTCCATCTTCTTCTAGCTTGCCTAATTCTTGAATTAGGATCATTTCTAGTTTTAGCACTACTTCTTTTTAACTGTCCAGCAGAACGAGCACAATAACTTTTTCGTCTTTTTGCAGCAGCACTACCTTTTTTAACTTTTCCCGTTACAGCTGTTTTTAATTTAGAACCAGGATTTTTACGACGATAAGCAGCAACGCCTTTTTTTGTCATACCCGCACCAGATTTAGTTGGTCGGTAGTTACCACCTTTGCCAGTAGTTCGTCGTATAGGTTTAGCTCTTTTTCTTTCTGCCATTAATTTCTTTCAGATAAATTTCTTAATCGTTCAACATCAATTTTCTCCATTTCTTTATCTTTTTGGAGTTTTTGTAGCTCAAGGGCAATACGACCTGCTGCTATTTCTTCTTGAGCATCAATTCTTTCACGAGCAATAGCTGATTTGTCTAACGCTTGCATTTCACTAAATTGTTGTTTTTGTTCACCCATTAAGTTTTTATAATTTTCTTGTTGAACTTGTAATGCTGTTTTCGTTTCAAACTCTTTAGCATCTTGTTGTAGCTTAGCACCTTGTAAAGCTAATTCTTGTTGACGAATTTCCACTAACGGATCTTCGCTAGGAGGAGGTGCAAGCACTTCAGACATTTGTGCAGACATCTCGGCAATACGTTGAGCAACTTCGTTTTCTATTTCCATTTGAATTTGTTGCATAGCTTCTGGTGGAATTTGACCTTGATATTGTTCTTGTAGTTGTTGTAGTTGAGGTCCAAACTCTGCTTCTACTAACTCTCTAGCTTGTAAACTAACATGTTCATAGATGTGAGCTGTAAGAATGCCAATAATATTTATATTTGCCATAACAGCAGGTGTACGCATAAATGTTAAGTGTGCTTCGATATGAGCTTGATGGTCTTGTTTTGGAAAAGCTTGTAACCCTCTACCTTGTAATGCACTAGCATTTTCTATACCAGGGTCTACAGGTTGTGGTTGTGGAGGTGGTGGTAATATTTTCTCAATACTACGAACACCTAAAGCTTGGTACATTCTTTTGTAAGCTTCATACATACCAGCAGGCCCATGTACTTGAGGATTAGACTGAATAAGTTGTAAGCTTGTTTGTGCAATAGCAATTCTTTGTGCTGTAGAAAAAATGTTAGGGTCTGATACAGGCATAACATCTATTCTGTCATCAAAGTCAGCTTGCTTAATATTTGGATCGCCACCACTTACTTCATAAGGATATACAGGTGGAAGATAATCTTTAAATAAACCTGCTAGAAGATTAAATTCTATTTTTTGTGCATAGTGTAATCTTTTATGTATTGCAGACATAATTTTTGTACCACGCTCTAGCATTGCAACAGTAGAACCAACTGGTCCGTTTTGTTCTGCTAAAGGCATGTCAGCAACAGACGCAAATCTCTTACCGCTTTCAACAATAATACCAAGTAACTGTAGTAAAGTTCCAGATGGTTCTTTAAATGGTAGTGGTATAATAGACGCTCTCAAGTCTCCTCCTGGAGCATCAATATCTCTAAATTCACCAGGTTGTAATGGCTCTGCCTCATCACGAACTCGTATACCTCTAGCTTTAAAACCAGCTGGTAAGTTTGCTAATGTTCCAGAGTCAATAAGTTGTCTCAGTATAGATGTAGCAGAACGAGATAGGTTACCTATAATATGAGGTAAACCAAATCCGTAGAAACCAAGTCCCGGTAAAAACTTATAATGTACAAAATAATTATTAGGATCTTTTTTAGGATCTTCTTCTTTGTAGTTTCTTCTAATACTTAAAATGTTAGATGAACCAACATCTATAGTAACAATATATGGTATCTTTATGCCTGTTGGCTCGCCATCAGCCCCTATATCTTCGAATCCAGGTAAATCTAAATAAGTATGAATTTCATAAATTTCTAAATCATCTTCTTCGTAAGTATTGGTAGCAGACTCACCAGAAACTTTTTCTATTGTTTCTTCTAGATCTGAGTAAACATGTGTTGGTTTAACAGGTACGTCTCGGTAAACTCCTGATACTTGGAATTTACGAACATCATTGCCTGTCATTTTTAATCTGTGTGTTAGTCGAACAGCATTCGATAAATCAACAGAATTATAAGGCACAATAATATCTTCCGAATGAACAAAACGTGCTACAGGACGCTCTTTCATTTCATCATAGTAAACTTTCTTAAACGCTGAACCAGATAACGGTAGATAGAATAACAACTGATCTAGCTCAGGGTCGTATTCTTCCATGTTGTAACAAATCTGATAGTTCATAAAGTCTTGAACTCTTTGTGATTGTTTTTCTGTTTCAGGATTTGGTTCACCAACTATCTGAACTCTAACTGGTCCACCCGCTGGTAATAATTCTTTATAGGCTTGTGCTTGGAACTGTGTAACACTTTCAGCAAGAACAGGATGCGTAACGCCCGCTGCTCCCTCGAAAGGTTCTGTTCTGTCATCTTCTTCTACGCCGAGAAGTTCTAGTCCACGTTCGTAAATTTTTTCCCAATCTTCACGAGCTGAAATATCAGCCTCTACTGCACTTAAAAGATTAGAAGATAATGCCCCTAGTTCTTGAGGCTCCATATATTCTGATAAGTTAGCATCAAAAGGAACTTCCATTTGCATTTCAGTTTCTTCAACAAACTCTCCAACCTCAACAGAACCATCTTCCATTTCTGTTATATCACCTGAAGCCAACGCCTCGGCAAGCTGTGGATCTACCTCAGCAGTGTCTATAGGGTTACCTTCAATTTCAAGTTCTTCTTCTTCAGGACCACCTTGTCCAAACGGATTCTCAGCCATGTGACTTCCTTATATTAAAAAGTTCCTGAAAACTTACCACCTCTAGTGGCAGCACCCATTGACTTCATAGTACCAGCTCCATTTCCTGTAGGAACTTTTACTTCAACTTCACCTTTAGCTTTTTCAACTTTAGGTACTTTTACTTCTGCGATTACTGGTTTAAACATTAGTAGTACTCCTTTCTTCTAGGAGGCTCTTCGCCCCACTCTTCATCGTTAGGGTGACGTATAAAACCACCTTCACGAAATCTCAGTATAGCCTGTGACATGGAATCTACCAAGTCATCATTGTCGCCAAAAGGAAAAGAGGCACATTCTTCTACCATCTCTTCCGCCCATTGAAAGTCTGGTCGCCATACAAGACCAGATTCAAACATTGGAGCACAGGCATGAACTCTTGAAACTTTATCTTGTCCAGTTCGTCTTCCGCCTGGTGAGAAATTTATAACAGGTATCCCCATATTTCTCAACTCCTGAGTTAAAGGTAACCCAGATGCTTTAGCTTCTATTAAAACTATATCTGGATTATGCTCTGAAAATGACTCCATTGCAATTCTTTTTAAGTCAGGAAACTCCCATCTACCTTTTTTACAATCTAAAAGTATTAAACTTGGTCCAGAATCTTCATCTTTATAAAATACACCCCATGTACTAATAGCACTGTAGTCAGCTGTTTCTGATTTTAAAAACGCTGTATCGTATGATTGTAATACATATTCGCATGTAGGAGGCTCATCTTGTTCCCACATTTTCCACCACTCTCTTTTTATGATAGCACCTTCAGCTGATGTAGGTTTTTGTAACCATTGTGCATTCCATTTAGCAACCGGCAAAGAAGATTTAACTTTTAACAATTCATCTTCAGACCAGAAGTTAGGCCATAAAACATTACCGTCATCAAAAATAGCAGGAAACTCAACAACCTCCCATTGGTCGGAGTTTGATTCTGTTTGTTTTTTTAGAACCTCAGCCGTCAAATCT